CCTAATACCATTCTTTTATACATTAAATGACTCTCCAAGGTTAGCTACCTCGCTTTTCTCTTTCTCTTTATTTAAACGATCAAGATCTTCTTCTGCATCTTCTACTAACGGATTTTTCCTTACTGCCGCTGCTCTACTCATTATAGGATCACCGCCCCTGGCCTGGGATAGTGAATTCACTAAATCAGTTACGCTATCGGGTAATACATCACCGAATTCTAATACTATATCCAGTTCATTAAGGTTTTGTTTATCTTTTACAGATGCTATCCCTAATATTGCTTTTAATAGATTAACGCGCCTGGTCAGTCCTTCACCAAATATTTCTTGGGAACTTTTAGCTTTTAGGATCGCATCAATGAAAAGGAATTTTAGCGCTTCCCCGGATGTCCTTGTTAGGCCTTGGACATTCTGAAAAGATAGATCCGGGGTACTTGTCATCGAATATATGATATCTTTTAATGTTTCATACTCTAGTTTTATTGATTCCGGAGCATGTTCCCAGGTTAGATATTCTGCATCACCGTAACTAATTTTACCGTCCCCGTCTTTTTGTGCTGTAAATTGTAATGATTTCCCTACTGCTCCCTTTTCCGGCGGGTTTGTTAATTTACCTTTTATTTTAATCGTTGGCGATCCAAAGTAATCGTTTGTATCTGCAAATTTAGAAATTAGATCTTCTATTCTGTCTATTTCGGTTTGTACATCATCCCATTCCGGCTTGGGCTTGGAATAATAGATCACCGGGATTTTCCCATATATATTCTCTTGACTGTCTTGTTTCCATACATTGTCTACATTAACCCCGTATATTATCTTGTCGGCAGTGTATATATCAACGTGTTCATGTGGTTTACCATCTACATCGTCCATATTGTACCGACGTATAAAGGCATCCAGATCCCGGTATTCGTTATGATGGACATATATTTTATCCCCGTTTTCCTGGCATAATAACACCACTTTAATATGTTTTACCTTTTTATCGTCTATGGTTACATACCACAATTCCGCCACCTTTGTTTCTATCATTAACATCCTGGCCAGATTGCGATTAAAATATTCCAGTTTATTCTTTTTCCATACATCCTTAATTAATTTAAAAGGTTCTTGATATTTTTCTTCTTTGTTGGTTAATTTTAAATCTGTAGGTTCACCGAATAGAAAAGATACGGCTGTTTCAGTTATTTTCTTTTGATATTTCACAATTAATTTAGCTTGTTTTACTACTTTTGTATTTGATCCTGTTCCTACTATTTTATCCGGTCTATTTAATACCGTGTGTATCCCGTCATATAGTTCTGTGTTTTTATCTATGGTCCGATCTATCGCATCCACACATAAATTATCTACTAACTTAGAATAATCCGCACTGTATTTTTCTATAAGTTCCTGTATCTTCATGATATAACTCCCTTTTTATTATTTAAAATATTCCATAATTCGCTACGTCGTATTCTTCTTCTTCTTCTACATCTTCAAAGATCCGATCATTTAAGGCATAACGGATCTGATCTATAATATGATTATTTTTGTCTACCGGTTCGTTGATTGATTCGCCATCCTTATTCTTTTTCCATTGATATTGTTGAAATTCGTTTATGGCATTCTGGCACTTTCTATCAATAATAATCTCAAATTGTTTTAAGTATTGTATTCCAAAATTCACACTACCTGGGCCTTTTTTGGCGGCCAGGGCTTCTATACCGTATCCCCTTAGTTCTGCTATAGATTTGGGTTCATTATCACATCGAATGATCTCTTTACGGATTTCCGGTACTAGTTTGGCTGCTATAAGGTTATTTGTTAGTCCTAGGTCATAGATCATTTCTTTTAAGATATATAGCTTTTTACCCTTTATGGCTTGTCTACATGCCGCGGTAGGATCGTTACTGTATCCAAAATCAAGGCCATTATAATATGTATCAAAACTATTCATTAACCCGGAAAGATCTTCAACCCGCCAATTAGTAAAGATCAAGCCACCCAAAACCCCCCAGTTACCAAGGGTATAGACTTCTTTATAGTATGGATCTGTTTCGTTTTCTAGTTCGTCGATATCGTCTTGTTCTAGGAATGTATTGTCATTGTAGGTAGTTTTTAATATTATTAGCTTTTCGTCTTTGTATGTGGTTTCACCCTCTACCCATTTAGTAAAGAATAGCTTAAATATCCAATGTGATCGCATGATCGGGTTAAAAGATAAGGTTATTCTTTTTTTTACTTTTGATTTACCTCGCAACCTTTTGCTCAAACTTTTATAACTGTCATAAGTAATTTCTGTCGCTTCTTCAATCCATATATCAGTAATTACACCTTTAAGTGGTACAATCCCTTTTAATTTTTCTGCATCATCAAGTCCCCGAAAATATATTTGATATCCATTAATGCAAGTGATTGTCATATCAACTTTGTTTGGTTTAAAAAATTTATCCATTCCCCATTCTGTAATTACTTTTCGTATTTCGTTAAAAACTGATGCTTTTACGGTATTCGCTGTGTTTCTTACAATTAAATAATTACGACTATTTTTTAAAAGGTCAATGACTGCTCTTTGTGCCAGCCATTTTGTTTTACCGGCTGAACTACCGCCGTAATATATTTGTATTCTCGTTTGGTCACTGAAGTATTTAATGTAAATTTTATTGTATAATTCTTTATTCGATACATCTATATTAATTTTCATCAGGCGTTTTAATAACCATTATTATTTCTTTATCGTCGGGATTTTCGCCCATAATAGCCAAGTCAAGTTTGCAAAGTTTTTCAAAGGTCATCATAATATCTTTCATATCACTGGTATTTTCTATGTCGACTATGTCATTATCTTTAATTTTTTTAATGGATTTATTGAGGACTGCTTTTAATACACTTAATTGGGTTTTAATGTCGACACGGTAATCTGCTTTTGAATTCACTACTGTTTTGTTGGTTTTCTTCTCAAGTGATTTTGTGTTTTCAATATCTCTTTGCTCTACTCGTTTTTGCCAGTTAAATCCAGCACTCCATCTTTTAGCTGTAATGATAGAAACATTAAATTTCTGGCTAACTAACGGTAACGCTCTGGTATCACCAATCAAATAATAATATTCGAATGCTTTTTTATGCCTTAATGTTTCTATCATTTAATATCACTGCCTTTTTATTAGTATATTCTTTACGTTTAATCCACGATTTTTTAATAGCACAACTCCTGCATAATTCTGAACCAGTTTGATTTAATATTTTTACTCCACATAATTTACATTTTTTTATTCTTCTATTAGCAAAATTTTTACCATGTATTTTCCCGTGACATTCCTCACATAAAGTTACACCATTACTAATTATAAATCTTTTTTCTTTATTATCAGCCCAACTTAAAATATGGTGAGCATTCAAGTGTCTTTTGCTACCACAATTTTGGCAAGTATAATTATCTCTTTTATATACTTCTTTTCTCCATTTTGCTAATTGATATCCAAGTCTTGCTTTTTCTCTTTCAAGACTTTTACCATCTTTGTAGTTTCCAGCTTTTACTCCTACTTTATCTTTAAAAGAACATTCTCTTGAACAATACTTCCTAACTGCTTTTCCATAACTTACAAATACTTTTCCGCAGTATTCACACCTATTTCTATATTCTTCTTTCCCTCTTTTGCTCCAACATTCTTTGCTACAATATTTTTGTTTTCTATTATATCCGTCTTTGCCAATAAAGTCCTTAACCGCCCTAAATTCTTTTCCGCATACTATACATTTTCCTATTCTTGCTCTTTGTAAATCGGGTCTCTTTTCTCCCTTTTTCATAATAGTATCACCTCGTAATACTATTATATCACAATAAAAAACATTAAACAAATATTTCTTTATAAGGTATCTTTTTACCTTCCTTTAATAAAAATACATCATCGCTTGTGTTTTTGTATTTAATATATCTCTCTAAAATTACCTGAATGTACACAGGGTCAATTTCTGCCATGTAGCATTTACGGTTTAGCTGTTCACAAGCTATAAGAGTAGAACCTGACCCGCCGAATAAGTCTAAAATAATATTATTTACTTTTGAATAATCATTCAATATCTCAATGCATAACTTTGTTGGTTTTTGTGTTGGATGCTTTTTATCCCTTGCTTCAATATCTCCACCGAATAAAGTATTATTATGCCTATATATTTTTTGCTTATGCTTTATTCTGCTCCAAGCTATTTCAAATCCACTTCCAAACATCCTATCGAATTTTTCTTCTACTCTTTTGTCCCACACTAACCAACTCCCGCCATCTGGTAAAGTCTTTGCATAATAATTTGCTCCAAACCATATTTGTTCATTACATTCAATCCATTCAAATAATTTATAATTAAATTGCTTATTATCATTAATAATCAAAGAGTATTTTTTATTCCCTTCCTTTTTTGTACTTGGTAGTTTGCTATAATCAGTGTCTAAATCTATTCCATATGGAGGGTCGCAATAAACAACATCCGCCCTTTTCCCATCCATTAACTTCTTAACATCTTCCTCAACTGTCGCATCCAAACAACCCAACCGATGGTCGCCTAATTGCCATATATCGCCACGCTTACATATCGGCTCTTTTATATCCTCGACTGCACCATCAACATCAAAGTCATCTTCTTCT